CCTTATTGGATTCAGTTTTGTTGTCGGAACCTTCTCCAGTTTCTTCTTCGGACTCGCCTTCAAGAGCCATTCCGATAAGAGCATACATAACCTTTTGCTGCTCCTCGGTCATACCTTCGACTACGTCAGCAATCGTCTTCTCATCATCGGATTTTTCTTTCTTGGTATCTTCCTTTGACTCATCTTTGGTTTCCTCTTCGTCCTTCTTCTCTTCTGATTTAGTCTCATCGGAGTGAGACAGATACAGAGGCATACCAGTGTAAATAATTGCTTCTTCATCCGAATTCTCGCCATGAGCAATCATCGAATCAATAAATGCCCCGGGATTAGCGCCGGCGTGAACCAGACTAACCTCACGAATCTCGCCGTGAAGCACGTTGGGTCCGTTCTGTTGAAGCTGGTTAGCATAGATAGACAAAGCACAGATATCACCATGCTTTACAAGAATCTTGGCAACCTCTCCGGATTCGGAGTCATTGAAAAAACCATAGGTATAAACACCCTCATCACGATTTTCAAGCCATGCGTGGCCCAAAACATTGCGAGGATCGTTGTGCTGGTGATTCCATACCAGTGGAACTTTGATCCCGTCATCATGCTTAAATGCATCACGGCGAATCACTCTTCCGTCTGAGCATTTAAGATCATTTCGGGTTGCCCAACCGCTGAAATCACAAGCTTCAGGCTGGAATGCTTTCTCCATTTTGAAATTCCTCCTTGTTTCGAAATAATTTAGAGACCCTTACTCAAATGAATTTACTCTGATTCCACCGTCTTCGTTTCAACAGGTTCTTCTGTAGATGAACCGCTCGGTTCACTAAGGTTTTTATTCCTAAGCTCGTCTGCTTTCGGATCATCCGACGGCTTCATGCCGACAACCTGCCGAATTTCGTTCGATGTCATGATTTCATTTCGAGTGAATTTATCAGCAATTTCAGCGATATCGTTTACCGGTACAAGTTTGAACGGGTCTCTAAAGAACGAAATCGACTGGGATTGTGATCGGGCAGTTTTGGTCAGAAACTTTCGTTTCATCTCATCAACAATGGCTGAAACAATAGGCTCAATAGTCCGGTTGTTATAGTTCAGCATTGTCTTCTCGTCCGCCGTACCATCCAGAATGCTCTGAGTGATTCCTAACTGGCTATAAAGCATACTCGTCAAGTATTCAATCTGAGACATCAGGTTGTTATTGACGGAACGATTCAACTGGGTAATACGCTCGGTACCATCGGTATAAGCGATACCATACTTTGAGCCTGACAACTGGTTTTCTATATCTTTACGCCTATTTTCGGCCTGTTGACGCCTTGCTTCAGTCTTGATGACATAGGGTAACTGGATAACCAAATCAAGCTTTCCGGAGCCGCTCTGTTCATCAATGACATCAAGTAGGTTAAGTTTTCGAATAAGCCGCTGCATTGTTGAATTCGGTTCATTGATAACGGCATACAGCGGATTTTCGATGATTGCGACGGTGCTTTTCGGTACCACAATTTCTTCTTTTTTGCCAATTCGCTCGTTATATAAGCGGATACGGACATACTGCGGATACCAGTCCAGAATTTTACCGACACGCATAGTTTGAATGTCATAAGAATTGGTAATAGTTGGGTCGGTTGTAGTATCAACCGGAACAATAACTACGCTTCCTTCATCAAACATAGACACAACAACATCCTGGATAAAAGCACGGGCTGTTTGATCGATATTGGCTTCAAGCGTGAGGCAATTATTTAAACCATCCTCAATTACTGATAAAAAGCGGCCGTTATCATCCAAGCGGACATGCTGAATTTTTAACGCCGCAACATCAAGGGCTATTCGGTTATAAACCGATGTAATAATTGACCGCTCATTACCGCGAGTAAGACGAATACGATCCGGTCTTGAGGCGTACCCGATTCCGATATCTCGATATTCGGTATACGGATGACCTGTAAAAGCGTTCCAGGCATGTTTCAATCTGGAACTAAATGACATCTCCATTTTGAATCATCACCTCCTCTAAGCCATATCGACCGTCTTTTTCTTGTAAGCGATTCGACCGGATGCCCATACGCCGTTTTTCAATTGATCTACATCATATCCTCTGTCAGCAATAGCCATATGAACACCGACTTCACCTCGTTTTGCAACGAAATGCACAACCCGCCCGGATGGAGCAGTAATGTCTTTTGCCGATTCATTCATCAGCTCCGCCATTTTTCGATTGTAGGAATTGATAGCAGATGAGCTAAGTTTCCCTTTGGATGTAACGGATGTCGGGTTTTTTAAAAGTTGATCTGCATATTGGTTGAGTTCCTTTGAAACGGACTTCTGTGTTTTGGACATGATTTTGTCGTAGTTTTTATGTGCCCATTTCGTATCGCGCTTCTCCAGTCGCTTACGTCCGGCAGCGGTCAAACTGCCATCACTGTTTTGATAGCGCCTGACGCCCCATTTCTGCCCTCTAATGCCGTGGTGAGAAATAGCATCCAAATTTGACCACCTCCTTAATCAAAAGCATCTCGGTTTAGTTTGTAAGCGATATAAGCGTCCATCATTGCCGCTACAGCATCGATTTTCTGCTCATACCGCTTTTTTAAAAGTTTACGGTTTCCGTTTGTATCTTCAAGAGTAATACAGTTACCCATTGCAAAAGTCATTAAGTCCTCGTCAAAGTGAAGCATTCTTTCTTCAGATAGCTTCTTAAGTTCCCCCAAAGGTACCGACTCTGTCTTAGCACCCTGGATTACTTTTTCAATTCCGAAAGGACCGTTTTCGGCTTCCCATCTTGCAATAAACTCTTTTGCATTGTATGGATCAAAGCCGAGGCACCGAACATCATAGCCGCACTCGGAGATATGGTTATCTAAATCTTCATAAACTTCCATCATATCGAGTACGGTCCCTTCTAAAACAATTAAGCTGCCCTCAGCCATAAAGGACTCATACTTAATCCTCATAGCGGCAGGCAGCTTCATCAAGGTTGTAGAAGTTATGTAGTTTCGTGTCTTAACGCCGAACGACCCATTAGATAGCGGAAACAAAAAAGTAAAAGCACAAAAGTCATCGCCTTGCGATAAATCAGCACCAAGAGCACAAGGCATTTGCCAATAATCTCGTTTCCGATGTGGCAGTGTTTCTTCATAAGTGAAGTAATAAGTATAGCCTTCCATCGGCAAACCAAAACGCTTTGCGAGGATATCGTTTCTGGCAGCAGGAGCCTTTTCCGCTCTTTCTACGTCCAGTTGATAGGTTTCATAGCTGACCGTCTTTCCCAGATTGGGATTGGCTTTTAACCACATCTCAGGATCTCCGACTTCATCAATCGAATCTAACTTATACCACCAGATGGAGACATGAGGGTTGATGTATTCTCCTTTGAGAATGTCCATCAACTCCATTTTGATTGTGTCGCCGCTTCCGTTACGAACTGTACCCTCTGAGCTGATAGCTACGATAACATAGTCGTTCACTTTAGACGCGCCTTGTTCAATGGCGCCAATAACATCTTCTCGGATGTCTCCGGAAAGCCATTCGTCAATTGTCGCTACTTTAATCTGCAAGCCCTGAAGCTTGGCAATGCTCATCGGTCGAACTTCAAGAAGTGAGCCGGTCAGAAAGTTTTCGACACCTTTTTTGGTTGAGGCAAGCTTTGTCCGGTTTGCTCTGGAGCCGGTTGTATTCTGTAAAGAACCTTCGGTCAAAAATTGGAATAGCGGTCCGCGTGATCTAGTGATAGCGGTTTGAAGAGGGGACATAACCTCATTTGCCTGACGCATTGTCGGGGCTGTCGTAATCTGATGCGTTGTCGAGGTATCCACATTAAGAAAGTACCCCTGTAGGGTCGAAGCGTACATGGATTTTGCTGCGCCTCTCGCTACTATGAGGTACTGTTTGTTAATGAGTCTCTTCTTCACATTTTTACGGACATAATGACCGCCGTGACCGTTTGGATTTGGCTTGTATACGCTTCGCTCAACGAAGTAGTACCATCCGAAAATTTGCTCGCCCCAAAGCTTAAAAGTATCGAGTAGCGTAAGGTCAGAACCATCTGTTAATGTCAGCTCATTTTCACAGTACGAAATCCATCCCTCAACTGCTTGGTCATCGTAATAAACTCCAGGGTTAGCAATAAGATCATCGATGCGGTTCATTTCCATCGAGATTTCTTTGCATACTGGAATTTCTCCTCGTACAATGGCATCACGAAACATGCCGTAATATTTGGGGACGGCAGTGTTTGATAATGCCATAATAGTTTCACCTCTTAATTAGTGTGCATAATAAGCTCTTAGCTTTTTATTTTCTGATCCGGATTTGACAGCAAGCGCAGCGCTTACAAACGCTCCCCCTACAGATATCGCTGTAGTATACATATTCGCAACCTTCTGATCTCCGTACTGGGAAAGGATTCTCTTAGCCACAGCCGATCCCACCACAATTGCTCCTTGTGTGACTATCAGCTTTTGCATATTATCGTTTATGGTCTTTCCTTGCCGATAAAGTTTTTTGCCCTCGTCGGCCATCTTATCATTTTTTAATCTGTCGTAAGACTTATCCAACGACTTTTTTGCGGTTTGTAACTCTGCCTTCAATGATTTATATGCTGACTTTGAAACTTTGCCGGATTTATAATCCACCTTCGATTGGTCTGCTGCTCTTTTGGCAGAATCATAATTCGACTGCGCCTTGTTGTATCGTTCCAATCCTTTCTTAGTATAGGAGCCATCATAATTCTGATACCGGCGAACACCCCACTTCATGCCTTTAATGCCGTGATGAGAAAGAGTATCATATGAATCGTTTTTTTTACCGTATGCCATCATCCCGTCTCCTAACTTTTCAATTCCTTAATGGCTAAAGCAATACCAAGAGCCGAACCGGTAATTCCTAATACAGCGCCTCCTGCTTCAAGAGCAGCTTGTGTATACTGCCTCCCCTTAGAAATTGTAGGAGTTGTTTCTTCGGCAAACAGTTTGTTGTATTGCTGTTCCAACAATTCCCGATTGATTCTGTCTCGCATTTCTTTATCAGTCATTTTAGACAAATCCATCCGAGAAGTTTTTATTTTTGGTCGTGTATCACGTTCAATACTTTTTATTTGTCTAACCATATCAGAACTTACATCAACAATTTTCTTTCGGCGTTCAAGATCTTCTTTAACCCATCTGTTAGGATCTGGATTGCTGGTATCGAATCGATTTTCTTTCTTTTTAGACAGATTATTTCGAATATCTTGATTATATCGCTTCTTGCCTACGGCGGTTAAGCTGCCATCTACATTCTGGTAACGACGGACGCCCCACTTCATTCCACGAATACCATGATGGGAAAGAGTAGTATTCTCCATTTTGAAATTCCTCCCTTCTTCATTCTTCCGCCGGATCGACGGCCACATTGATACGCCATTCCAGCTCACTGATTTGCCGATTGATCGACTCAATAACAGCAGAACTGAGCGGCGGGTCAAACACTAACTTTGCCTTTAGATGAATGTAAGTTTTAACGAACTCAAGCCGGAAATCATCTTTGAGAAAGTCGGACCATTCAGTGCTTTCATCCTCGATACGGAATCCCTCAGCAGGCCCGACACCGAGCTGCGTCAAAGTAGAGAAAGCCGAATTGATACACATGATGATGTCCGGGTCAAAGTGCTCATAGTCTTCGGCGATTCCGAGCAGCTTTTTAATCGATGTCAGTATGCTGTCCATATCTTTTCTCCTTACTGCCTAATGGCTACGAACTTTTTCATGCAGAAGCCTTCCATTCCGGCAGCGGTGCAAACAGCAAACCAGTCTTCTGTTGAAGTGTCATAGTCAATCCGCAGCTCGTCAAGAGCGGCCGCCACAGCAACAACATCAGACTCCTTAGAAGGCTTCTCTCTGATGTTTAACTTCATACAATTGACTACCACGCCAATTGCCTCGTCATACTTGCCGTCTCCACCAATCCCATTGGGGTCGTCAAGAATAACATCGTCTTCGAGATACTTGTCAGACATTTGAATTTTCTCCTTTCATATTTTTCGCCAAGGGCAAGTGTCATTGTGACTTCGTTCAATCGGAGATGTTACGAGTAAATTTTCGTCTCCATAATGTATTGCATTGTGTGTGCTTAACTGAGTACAAATGACATTCTCCGGATCAAACACACACGGATTCTGGTTTAGAATATCCTCATATGTGATCGGGTTCAGATGATGTATCAGCACGGAGCCAAAGATCTCAAAACCCACAACACCTAAATCACATCCGTTATCTCGGATAATGATTTCGTCTCTAAAACTCAGCCACGAACTGGAATGATAAAATTCTTGATTGAGCCAACGCTGAAAACCAAACGTTGTATCTCCCACTTTTCCGTCGAGCCTTAAATATTGAAATCTCTCCTCAAAAGTTGGAAGAGTGATTAGTTCTGAATAAGTCCTAATTATCCGGTTCCTCCTCGTCATTTGTACTGCCGGAATAATGCCGCATAGCAGACAAGGCATTGGCATACAATTCTTCAACCCGTTTGGCAGACTGAAGATTTTGTGTCTTAGCTTCGATAAGCTCTTTCTGTTTCTCAAGAATTTCTTTTTCTATCTTTTCCTTGGTTGAACCGAGTTTTAGATAATGAGTAATAACCTGAGAAGTAGCAGTTCCATTCTTAAGCTGCTTTTCAGCAAGATCGACAGCCATAGAAATCAACTGATTCTCTCTGGCCTCCGGAGATAAAGCCGGTCTCGTCCTGTTTTTAGGTTCAGAAGAGCTTGCAGCTTTACCTTTTGGCATTCTTACTGCCTCCTCTCTTTGAGATGTACTGCAATATTGAGTACCTTTTGATTTGTTTTGCACCAGATTACGTACAGTATTTGAAAGAACTTACAGAGTCAGTTCCCGTCAATCACCGAAAGGAGAAAAAGAAATATGAAAGGAGGTTCCACATGGCCTTTATTCCAACCCTGTAAGCTCGTTCAAATACTATAC